TTCAAACGATCCGTCTGAGCGGATCCTCAGAAGCTCAGCGTTTGGTTTTGCGTCGTTCCATTTGATAAGTGTTGCGTTGCTCATGTTGTTTGTGTCGCTCACGGATTGGCCTCCTTGGCTTTGTTCCACATATCAACGTCATATCCATAGCTGAGTTCGTTAGCCATCAAGTCACCTGCTGTTTCAAGCGCGGCAACGTAGTCGTTGAGTTTGGAGATGCGCTCGTTGGCCGCGTTGAGTTCGCGTTCCAACCTCCTGCACAGCATGCCGAGTTCGGCCACGTTGTGAGGTGTTGAGTCTGATATTGGGGTGTCGCTCATTTCGCCTCCCCCCTCGCTTTGAGCATCGCGTCGGCTATTTCGTAAGCCATAATCGCGCTCTGGTTTATGTTGTTGTACCATCCCACTTCATTGATTGCCTTCGCCGCGAAGTAGTCGCGAATGCTCATGCCTTCAGGATTCTTCTTTCCGTACTGACTGACGTAATCCATTCCCGGAAATGCGGGTTCGCTTCCTCGCTTCAACTGCGAGCATGATTGCACATCGTTTTCCGCAGCATTTTTGCCTTCCCCTATGGTTTGGGTCTTTTGTGAACTGCACTGCGCATCTGATGCATTTTGCGTGTGTGTCATATATTCTCCTTTTCTTGTTTCGTTCTGCCAGCATCCAAGAATGATGGCTTATCTGGTGTTGTTGTGGTGTTGTTAACTCAAGATTCTGACGCCTATTATCAAGTTTGTTCCCATTAATGTGATGCACTTCTTCTCCTTGTTTTGCACCTATTATGATTCGGTGCATGAGACATTGTGCGCCACGCTTTCTGTATCCTGATTTGTAAGCATATCCATTTGATCCTAATATCCATTTTGAATCTGAAATGAGTTCAAAGTCTTCATCTGAAATCAAAGAGTAGGATTTAAGCGGTGCAATGAGCGTGATTTGTTTCACGCGCTCACTGTGGCAAATTAAACCGCAGAGTCAACGGAAAACGGTCCTCCGTCGTTGATTGGTTGCTCGCTCATTTCGATTCCTTCTTCTTCCGGTTCTTTGTCCAATAACTGACCTCGTAAGCTTTCACTCGCTTGAATGCTTTGTACGCTTCACCGGCTTCCTTGCGGCTCATCATCATCACTCCATTCCCATCGTTCACGATTCTCTTCACATTATCGTTCATCGCCCACCTCCGAGTGCGTAGTGCAGGATCAGGAGCGCATCGCAATTACCTAGGGTCACATCGAGTTGTGGGTACAACTCCTGAGCCTTGCTCTTGAGCTTTCGCTTCCACTCAGGACCAGTGGCGCACGCTTTTCTACCTCCGAGTCCGAGGGGTTCCTGCCAGATCTTGGGTTCGACTCGGTGCAGTGCGTAGCCCTGAGAGTAGGCCAGTCCTTGGATGATGCCGTAGTTCTCGTGCAGGGTGGCGACCGAAGCAGCGGGTGTCAGCTTGGACACGAACTTGGGAACCTTCTCAATCCACAAGTGGCTATCTGCCCAGTTGAATCCGCTTAGTAGTTGCGCCATATCGGGCAATGATTCTGGCATTGGGAACAGTAGGATGCCGTCCTTGGTATGGATTGCGAACCCGCCGTTCACTCCTGGGTCACAGGCTACGATTGTTTTGTTCATTGGTTTTGGTGTTCTGCGATTTGATGGTGAGAGAGTGGCCTACATAGATCCCTGCGATAACGCACAGTGGCATCAGCACGGCCATACAAACGATTGTGATGACGGTGTTCATGCAATCCAGCATCCAAGTTCCTTGTAGCATTTGAGACGTTTCTTCGCGTGAGCCATAGCCAGCGGATGGAAGGTGTCCTTGAAGTCGTGGATGATCGCGTGGTCCTTTCCTGGCGCACGGCGCAATGCACGGCTGGCCCGCTGGATAGTCTTCTGGGCACTGCGACCACCAGAGACCATGACCAGCGTGTGGACGTTCGGCAGATCCAATCCCTCATCGGCCAATGAAGTGGCGATCATGGTGCTGATATTCCCAGCTTTGAACTCCTCGATTGCTTCGCGTCGAAGCTTCTTCGGCATCTTGGAATAGACGAGTACGGAGCCTCTCAATGCCAGCATGTAATGCTCACCGAGGGTTACCCGTGGAACCAGAACGAGGGTGGGGTAATTGGGTCCACCGGATGCGGCCATCATGGTCGCCATGTCGTTCCTCGCCTTATTCTGGCAGATTCCGATATCGACTAGAGCTTCCCAAGCGCACATCGCCCGGAGTTCCTGGTGGCGGATACGCATGTAGCGTTTGCGATCAGCGAAGAGTCTTTCGATCTGGTCATCGATCCGTTGCTGGAGCATCGGGTCTGTCGATGGGTGCATGTACACATTAGCGTGGGCCAGAACATTGCCCAGTTCCTCGCGCTTGATCTCGAAGCTGTTGTTGGCAAAGAGATAACGAAGTGCGGCGTTGCGCTCTGGGTCATCGCACCACGGGGTGGCATCGAAACCGAAGACCGATCCGGGGCAGGACTCGATGATTCTTCTCCAAGTCTCGGCTGGCGCATGCTTCGCCTCATCGACGATCAGGACGGCCTTCTTGGAGAAATCGACTGACTCATGCGGGCAGCGGACTTCGACGCGGGAGATGTCTACCCCGGCAGCGATAAGCGCACTGGTTGCCTGATTGCAGGTCTCGCGGGTGGGGGCGAGCCAACCGAAGCTCACATTGGGAAATTTGGTGGCAGCGTGTTTGATTATCGAGGAAGCGATCAGTGTCTTGCCGCATCCTGCTGGTGCGATGATGAGTCCACTATTGGCAAGCATGGCCCACTCGACCGCTCGTTGCTGGTATGGACGAAGCAGAAATGCTTGCGTCGAAATGGTTTCGGGATGATCTTTGGTCTGCATAGCGTGTCGTTGCGCTCTGTTTGTTTGTTTTGGACTCATATCACCCCCCGGAGGCTGCACACTCCGGGGGGCTTTGTTTTATGGGTTAGATGGTGTCGATGTCGGACGGCACCTTCTTCATGCGACGAACGCGAAGAGCGATCTGCTCAGCACCGTTCTTGTCGGTGTACTTCTCCTCTTCGAGGACGACGATGAGCGAGAGTCCTACGAAGCCTTGGAGGAATCGGAAGAAGGCTCCGTTGACGCTAAAATCGAACTCGGCCCCATCATCGATGTTGGCTTCGGTCGCGCTGATGAGGGCTTGGATGCGCCACATCATGGTCTCCTTGAGCAGGAAGCGGTCGCTGATGACCTCGCCATTTGCGCCCTTGTAGCGGAGGGTGGCAACGCTGTTGCCGGACTTGTCGAGACCATCATCCTTGCAGGAATTGATGACCACGGTGTATTCGCCGGGACCAGCGAACGGCTTAACTTCTGCGGCGGAACGATCAACTTTGAATGTCATGTGAGTATGTATGTGTTGGTTTGTTTATTCGGACTGACGAGCCGCCCACACGGGCAGCGAAAGGGATTGGATCTGGGATGAGTAACAGGGCCAAGAGTTGAGTTCTTGGCATTCGATGAATGTCTTGAGCTGTTCATCAATGATGGAGTGACCCACATCGATGGCCAGTTGATCGAGTTCGTAGCAAGCGACTCCGTAAGGAGCCTCCTTCTCGACTGCGATGAACACGAACCGGTTGATACCGGTGATACGCTGATACCAAGCGGCTTGAACGTGGTACCGGAACTGAGCGACGGACTTGGCGAAGGCGTTGGCCGATGCGTCCTGGGTGGTCTTGAGGTCTATGATGTAATCACTGCCCATACCATCGATGCGGGCTTTGACCTCTACACCGTTCCAGTTGTCGAAGTACGATACCTCGGCCTTGATGCCATTGAGTAGGCCAGAAGCTGCTGGATGAGCGTGAACCGCAGCGGCTGCTCCGGTGATGTTGTCCCACTGCTCTTGAGGCAGAGGGGTCTTTCCTGAGTCCAGAATGGCTTGCCACGCGGCTTTGCCATCCTTGGTGCGTCGATCTCCATTGAACACCGTGTACTGGCCTACGAAGCGATCAGGCTCCAGCACGGCGCAATGAGCGGCGGTACCGAACTCCAGTGCGGGACTGGATTCGTTGCGGGTGGTTCCATCCTGCCAAGCGCGGAAGTGAGCGGGCGACTTGCGGAACTGATCGAGACCGGACTTCGAGAGTGCCTTCGTGGCGTGGTAAACCTCCGCCGCTAAGTTGTAGATGGCATCAGCCATTGGACACCTCCGTGGCAACGATTTCAGGGCTGACGATCACCGGCAGCTTGCTCAGGATCAGGTCAGGCTTGGCGATGTACTTGGAGGCGATGGAGTCATCCAGATCACGGAAAGTCTGACCATCCTTGATTCGACCGGCTTTGAGCAGCAGGGCGTTCACATCTTCCTCGCGATCCTCGAACAGGGCTTCGAGCTTTGCGGTGATGTCGAAGCTCTTGGTGGGAGCCGCAGCCACTTCGGTGACTGCGGGCTGGAAGTCTTCGGTCTCTTCCGGCGTGTAGATACCGGCCACCACTTCAGGTGCCAGCATGCGGATGGCTTTGGAGATGCATCGAGCGCGGAGCATTGCACCCGGATCTTTGGCCCACCCGGAACCCGGCTTGGCGGGGAGGAGCTGAGCGAGTTTCGCATCCTCGACCGAGAACCCGATCTCACAGGAATTGCCGTCATAGGTCCAGAGTGCGATGGCGGCGCGGCTATCGAACTGCTTCCATAGAACCTTGCCGCCACGGGCGCGGTAACCGGCCAACATGGCATCGCTCCTCATGGAGAGTGAGCCATTGATGATGTGATACTCTCTCTTGAAATCGAACGGGGTCTTCTTCTCGGCGGCGCATTGCCACGCGATGAGTTTTCCCTGTTCGACCTTGGTGCATCCCAGCATTCCGCTGGCTGCGATCCACTCGCCCATCTTCTCGATGGCGGTGATGGGGTCACCGATCTTGGCGTACATTTCGCCAGAGTCGGTCTGTTGCGTTGTCGTTGCTATTGCATTCATTGTGGGTTTTGTCGGAGGAGTTCCTCGATTACATCGGAGCGGACACGGATAGTGCGCTTCGTGGCTTTCATAGCCGGAAGTTTTCCTGACCGAATCCACCGCCTTACCGTCTCGGGATGAGTCCCGAGAGCCGAGGCGATCTCTTGGACGGTTAGAAGTTTTACGCTCACGCAAGCGAATGTAGCCGCGTGTTGCAAACTGTCGAGAGAAATCTTTTGGGAATTTACTGCGAGGGCTGTTCGGGGAGCGTTCCCATCTGGCTGTAAATGTTCATCAGCTCAAGTGCAGCCTCTCGATTTGGTGCCCTGTTTACCTCGTCAATCAGCGTCTGAAGCCCCGCTGCGGCAGCGGCTTTGCTCTTCAGTCCGGTGGCTCCAACCGTGCGAGCCAAAACCTTTGACGCGAGAGCGGTTCCGCCAATGTCCAATCCCGTGACCAGTGCCGCTGCCAATGCGCTTTTTCCAAATCCCTGATTGGATCCCAAAGCAACTGCTCCTGCGGTTGCGCCCAATGCCAGCGGGCCTTTCAAACCGGCCATTGCGCCTCGTTCAATCAAGGTGCCGCCAGTCGTTTGGCCAGCTCCACCAGCCATCTTCTGACGTTCAGAAATGATTTCAAGCCCCGGAATCAAGTCGTTTTCGATCTTGCTCAGAAGATTGGGGCCAAGAATGTCCGCATAACGCTCCCTTGAAGACTTGTTTTTCAGGGCATCTTTGATTCCTTGAAGATCCAAAGATCTCGCACCCTTGCTGACACCGCCGGAGGTTCTTCCGAAAAGAAGGTCTTCGACTGCGGATGCGCGAGTGTTCACCAGCGCATTGGCCGCTTGTTTGCGGAGTTCTGGAGTAGCTCCAGAAACCACCTGATCCTGAAGCACATTCATCACGGATCGGATGTCTTTGGAATCATCCAGAATGCCGAGAATTCGTTCGCTCACCTGGTATCCAGCGAGCGTGTCTGACTTTGCGAACTCTTTGGCTTTTGCCGCAGTGCTGGCCTCTTCACCCATATTTGAAGCGATGCGGTTGAGGCTGTCGATGTCTTGAATGGTTCCTAGTCCGAGAGCCTTGAGCTTGGAAGGGTCTTCAGATCCCATCACCGAAAGCTTGGTGAGTAGGCCACGATAATCGACATCTCCAGCTGCGTTGGTGCTTTGCTTAACAAGGTTTTTAACCACATCAAAGTTCTCAAGATCAGCGATGTCTCCAAACCCAAGCTTCCTCATTGAACCTGGAGAAGTTCTTTCGATTCCATTGAGGTATCCGAGAAGCTTCTGGTTATCAATCTGGCCGTTCTTGCCAAGAGATTGAGTGGCAATGTACTGCTGCACCAGATTGTTGATTTCCGAGCGATCTGGAACGCCTTCAACCCCGATAGCCTTGAGATTGTCCATCAGGTCGGTAATTCCTCGGTAGTCGCTTGCGCTAGTGCCGTATTTTACAACCGAAGACCCGATTCTTTCGAGCATCTTTTCGGGAGTCGCTTTTACTCCCGCAAAAGCGGATTCAACCAACGGGTTTTCCCAAAGCTGACGAACCTGAGCGTATTTTTTGTTTGTATCGAGCAACTGCTGGGCAATTTCAGGTTTGAAAACCTGGGGAGCCTGCTCGTTCATCAGTGCCGTGATCGAGTTGGCCAAATCCTTGGCTTGAGCTTGAGCCGGAGTTCGATACGCCTCGTTCGAGTAAGCCCAGTTCTCAAGATCCCTTCTGATTCCACGAAGCTCATCCAAAGAGAACTTTCCTGGAACGTCTCTGTATTGGGTCTGGAAGCCGGTGTAGATGTTTCCAGCAGTACCGGCTGGAACCTTTGATACCTTGTTCAGTCGACCGATGATCTCTCCAAGAACCGGGATCTTGAGGTCTGGGAGCTTGTTAGAAAGCTCGCGCACCTTCTGGGACAAGTCGCCAATCTGAAACACCTCATCCTGAGTCGGAACGCCTGCGTATTCCTTCCTGAAGAAGTCGTCCGTGAGCTGTTTCAGGCCGGGAGGCTGACCTTCAGCCGGTTGGGTGATTAGATCTTGGATCTGAAAACCCCTCTGAGCTGTATCAGCCGCACGAGGAACACCAGCCGGGAAAGCAGACTCGGTAGCCCGCGTCTCAGCCGATGCAATTCGTGGCCCAAGCTTTGATTGGATTTCCCTTTCGGTCTTAACACCGAGCCCTTCAACAAACGTGTTGTACGCAGCCTCAGCATCAGCAATGCGTGTTGCTGAATTTGCTTTGTAGGCTTCTTGCTCTGCTACTTGAAGTTGTTTGGCATAGGTTTTCGCCTCTTCAACAGCACTGTTCAACGCCTGAGTGGCACTCGTGAAATCCTTTGAATTTCTCGTGATGTCTTCAACCTTGCCTAAACCAAGCAAAGCAACAGCGTCCTGATAGACGCGCTTTACGTCACCAGGTTGGCCAACTCCTTGGACTCCGCCAATCTGTAAAGCGACCTGCTCAATCTGACGAAGCTGATCGTCTTCGAGTTTACGAAGAGTTCCAGAGCTGATCTTTGATTGTGCCCGCTGAGCAAATGCAGCCGCTTCTGGAAACACATCGGTGAAGAGGGGTTTAATTCCAGCCTTTTCAACCGTTTCCGCTTTTGAAGCCCATTTTGAAAACAGTTTAGCAGCCTCTCCAGCAGCCTCTCCAGCAGCTTGAGGTGCAGCAGTCATTAACATTGGAGCAGCGGCCTCACGAGCTGCGCTTGGAAGATCCGTTACGGTTCCACTAACAACACCTCCGGCAGCAGCACCGGTTCCTGATAGGGCTGTATTGAGGCCAAGGTTTGCGGCTCTATATGCGGTTGAAGTGGGTTGAGCCGATTTAAGAAATGGAATGTATTTTGAAAGCGGAACACCCTTGAGAGTCGGGACAGCAGAGCTTACTGCTTCTCCTCCCATTTCACGAAATCTAAACGGCTTTCCTTCGTAGACGTTTTCGATTCCCTGTCTTACACCCGCTGAACCAAGACCCGTCAAAGCTCCAACTCCAGCCTGAACAAGTGGGCCAGCTCCACCAGTGGCAACACCTGCGATTATAGAAGGAAAAACAGTAACCGCTCCCTTCGCCGCCGCGATCTCAGCAGACGAACTCATTGGCCCGCCACCACCTCGCATTTCCCTCATCGACTGCATTCGCTCTTCCCGAGTAGCCTCAGGATTCGCAATGCGAGAGACCATTCCCTGCCTCTCTTTACGAAGCAGCGCATCAAGTTCTTCCTGCTCAGCAGGTGTAATCTCATCCATAGTTTTTGAAGTTAATGCTATTGGGTTCTGCGGGTTTTCCTAAGAAGCTCCTGTTTTCTAGCCTCTTCTTGTGGAGTTAAAGGAGAAGGAGCGAATATCTGCTTATAGTTGTTATACTCCTTCTTCTTATTTATCACACCAGAAACAACTGGATCGTTAATCGATTTGCCTGCATCCAGATAGAATGTAACTGGATCGTTTTCGTGAACACGATCAATAAACTGAATAGCTCTGTTAAAGAAGTCTTTATCAGAAGCAGTACCAAATGAAAGGTTTGCGCTTCCTTGTTCTCCAGCAGTAAGAGACGCTCCGAATAGAAACTTTCTGGGACCTTGAACAAATGCCTCATACTCCTGAACCAATGCTCTGGCCAACTCTCTTTCAGCATCATTTGAGAAGAACTTAGAACCCTGAGTATTAAGAGCATTCCTAATCGTACCAAAGTTGTTATCTTGGAACTTCTTCAACCCTCCTGGTTGTGATGCAGCCGCTGCAACAAGTTTGGCAAATCTGTTACCGATGGAAAGCGAGTCAGAGTATGACTTGACCTCTTTCAACTGATCGTTATCAAGCTTAGGGCCAAGCCCCATAGTTGCCTGCCACTTAGGACTATCAGTTATCGATTTCCCAACTAGCGAAGCATCAGCGTACAAAGTCTGAAGGTTTTCAGGCGTTGTTCTTTGATCAAACGGAAGATTGAGAATGCCCATAGTACGAGTGAACGCATTGGCTTGGGCTTCTTTGTTTTGGAGCGTCTTGCTTGTTTCAAGCTCCTTGTTTGCTCGCGTTAGCAATCCTCTTGCTGCCTGAGGCGGAAGTTCTTGGATGTTTGCATCAGACATGCCTCCGAAAGTCTTCAGGCCCGGATACTGATTAAACAAATCAATAACAGCGATTTTCTCGTCTTCTTGTTTAATCTGAGCAGGTATCTTGTAAGCATTAACATACCTTGCCGCATTGTATCGACCACGCGCCTCGGCGGGCGAGATTCCGGCTGGAAGCTGAGTTCCGGTTAAACCAAAATATTCTCCAGCAATATTTGCGTCTTCAATGTCCTGTCTCAACTTGAGCTGCGCCCTGTTTTGGGCAACATCCGTTTTGCCTTCGGTCAATCCCGCTTGGAACGCCGGGTTTTCACGGGAATCGGTAAGCAGTAGGCCAAGTCCTTGAGGGGTCGTACCAGCAGCAGCATCGTATGCCGCTTGTTTACCGATGGCCCTGAGCTTTCTGTTCTGCATGTTTGCAGCCAGAATTTCTTCAGCAGTTCCTTCAGTAATCGGAAGACCTTCTTTAGCTGCCTCCGCTTTGTACCCCATTTTAAGGAGCATCAACTGACGTTGAATGGCCCGCTCTTCATCCCGCTTCCCAAACTCTTCTTGTAGCAACGCCTGACGCGCCCTAGCGGCCTCCTGAGCGCGTTGAGTGCTTCCTGTGATCTGACCTGCCAAGCCGCCAGTCAGGACGTTGAAGATGTTGGAAGCGATACCAGGACGATATTTCGCCTGAGTCTCGATGTCTTCTGCGCTCGGATAATTGTAATTCGTAGCCATAGGTTAGTAGCCTCCAGCGAAAGTGTTTTTCTTGCGAAGTGTTCCGGGTTCGACGGGCATGGGCATTGCGCTGCGATCAGGATTGAGTTCGCTGCCAACGGGTTCTGGAACCGGAGGATTTCCGTAGGCTTTCATTCGCTCTTCCAGACGGCGTTGGAGTTCATCCTGAATAATCTGCTGCTTCGCCATATCTCGCTGCTCCAGCTTGTCGTTCATGCCGCTGGCCTGACCGTAGATACCTCCGGTCAGCAGGTTTCCGAGGCGTTCCATGATGCTCGGATCATACTTCGCAGCTTCGCGAACCAGCTCCGGGTTAGCGCGGAATGCCTCGGCCTCAGCGAGCTTCTGCTGTTCAAGCTCCTTGTCGCGCCCGCTGAGGCTATTGTATAGGCCAGCGGTGGCAAAGTTCGCAGCGTTCTGGAGGAAGTTCTCGAAAGCCATGATGATTACCTTCTCAAATCATTGAGCATGGATCGACCGGCCATGCGACCGTTCATCACGCGCATTGCGGCAGCGAGGATCTCATCAGGATCGTAGTTGATATATCCGTTGTACGGGTTCAAAGCCTCCTGCATCCGTCGAGCGGGAATCGGAACAGTGGTTGGTTCGACAATGGACGGAGTTGATGTGACCGAAGATCCCGGAAGGGTGATCGGCTTAGGGGGCTTAGGTGCAGTAACCGGAGCGACCGGAGCGACCGGAGGCTGACTCAGATCCAAGATCGGAGTCGATTTCACCGAAGATCCCGGAAGCACGATTGGAAGTCTGCCGGGCCACGAACCAAGCCCTATTCCACCGGAAGTTAATAACGTACCATCCTCAAGCTTGATTGTGGTCGGAGGTGTTCCGGCTCCTGTAACCCCACCGGAAATTGGCGATAAAGGATTATAGGTATCGGAAGTGAGAGTTTCATCACCCGGCTTGACGCTCTCATTGCTTGGCGGGGCTTGAAACTCAAATTCACCCTTCCTCCAGTTGTATGGAGCCTCTCGACCATACGCATCAAGACCGTAAAAAACGTCACCAATCCTAACTCCCCCCATGTCTGGGACCAGATCACCAAGCTTGAACCCCGGATAACCGGGAAACTCGTCAACCGTATCGCTCGGCGATGCCGCTGTTGAATCGGTGGTATCGTTTGCCATAGCTCAAGCCTTAGGAACCAAGTTATTGATGCGACCGATCATCCAGTTGGCCACCAACTTCTTCGCCTTCGGTTTATCCTTGAGCCACTTCGCGAACTTCTCCGCGTTGCTGTCGTAGAAGCTCTTGAACCAAGCGGGTCCAACGAGTTCCTTCCAGAAGTAGAACGCTTCCCACTGATCGGGAATGCACTCGCGAGCGACATAGCAACCAGCAACACTTCCGAGTGCGCCGATTGCGCTAGTGACACCCTTGACGATGGCCAACGGAGAGTTGGCTTGTGAAGCTTGGAACGCGTTCTGGGCGTTCTGGAGCGCGAAGCTGGAACCGGTCTGAAGCAACTGACCAGGGCTAGCTTGCTGCATGCCTTGAATGTACTGAGGAGAAGCGAACGGAGACGCACCCTGCTGGAGTCCACCAAGTTGAGCGGCTTGCGAGACGATGGGCTGGAGACCCAGAGCGGACTGGATGTTCGCAATGTTCTGCTGCTGGGCACCCTGACGCTGTTGCTGCGAAGCCATCTGGCCCGCAAAGGTCTGTTGCTGGGCGGTGTTCCGCTGACCGGTGGCTGCGAGGATATTCTGGAACGATTCCTGAGCTTGACGATTGGCGACATCGCTCGTGGTCTGGCCGCTCTGGAGTAGGCCAAGAGCTTGCTGACGGCGCTGGACATCGGCATTCGCAATAGCCTCACCCACCGCCCGCGCCTCGCGGAAAGCGGAAAGGTTGCCAAGGATGTTTCCGGTAGCAGTCCCACGAGCGCGAACGGCTTGCTCGGCGGCTCGGATCATTGCGGGATCAAGCGTTCCGGCTTGAGCGAGACCGGCACTGATCTGGCGTTCGAGGTTGCTGCGGATGTTCGCTGCTTCGCCAGTATCCTGCGGTCCGGTAGGCATGCCGACACGCTCGTAGGTGGGGGCAGCGGGAGCGGTCTCGGCAATGGGGCGTTGCCCAATGCTCTCCATGAAGTTCTCATAGAGATCATAGCGTTTAGGATCAGCGGCCTTAAGCTCTTTAAGGCGTTGCTCGGCAAACTGAGTTCCGTACTCCTTTGCGAGATCGAGCTGAGCCTTGGTCTGTTCAGGGGCAAGAGATGCTAATGCGCGAGCTGTTTCGCGTGTGGCATCGATGTCAGACATGCCGCTGAAATTAACCGTTCGGTACTCACCGGTTTCTTTGCCGTTTTTGTAGATTGGAACCCGAACCTCTCCTCCAATCCGAGACGCTGCCTCGATCTGCCGTTGAAGCGGAAAGGTTTCAATCGAAGCCATGACAGCCTCGCGGTTTGCCGCCGCCATATCCGGTGCTTTATATGATCCGCCCATAGGAAATCCTTCGGTTCATTAGGAGTTTGAAGTATCTGTTGAAATCGTACAAACGGGAAACGCCTCTGCTGAATCCGCCCACCTTGGTGACCTTATCTGAACAGACAGTCATCATGGCCAACCAAAGAGTTTGAACGGCTTCTGGTTCCACCCCAATTACCATCTCGATCCAAGCGATGTGGCCATCAGGGAAGTTGTTGTTGATGTCTTCCGCTTCCTCGATTGAGTTCAGGAAACGAACAGCTCCGACACCAATGCACTCGCCCTTTTCATTCTTGATGATTCCGATCTGCTTCATCTTGTTGAAGATGCCGATCCAGTTCAGGAGCTGATCATCGTTCCATGTGGAACAAGTTGGCCAATGAAGCCTGAGCAGCTTAGCTGCTTCGATGATAGACGGATGTGCGTTCATTGCTGAGGACGCACGGAATCGACGAATCCAGAGAGAATGGCGGATTGAAATGACAGGCGACCGCCCGCATTGGTTTCAACCTTAAATTGGATCGAGTTCCATCGGCCCTTGCTGATGAGGTTGTAGGCTTTCAGGAACTTCTGAGAACTGGTGATGCTCAGGCCAGAATCAATCGTAGAGAATGTTCCAGTCATGTCCTTGGCGTAGGAAACGGTAACACCGGTATTCTGGGTGGTGTACGGGTTATCGAACGCAAGCTGGATGCTGTACCCGATCTTGTCGGGAATGGGTTCCCCAAGGTTGTAAGCCTTGGTGGTCACCGAGGACTGGTATTGCGAGCCACCATCCAAATAGGAAGAAACCGGTGTTGGTACGGTGCGAGTGTTTGGCAGGTAGTCGTTGAATGACCAGACCTGATTGCTTCCCGAAGACACTGCGGTCATGTCACCAGCGAACATCAGCACAGGGCCAAAGCTTGAGAACGATGTGGCAAAGAAGTCGTTCACCTGCCAGTTGTCCCAGTATCCAAGCCAAGAGCGGGCCAGTGAGTGGTATACGATGATCGCGTTATTCCGAGGGATCAGGTCTTCGAGTTCGAGATGGTAACCGTTTTCGAGAAGCATCGCATACTCGTTTTCGAGACCAACACCGAACGGTCCTTCCTGAACGAACGGAACTGCGAGCAGGTATCGGTTATTCCAGAACACACCGTCGCAGAGTTCGAGGCGCGTCTTATCAATGCGGCTGATGAGATCGTTGATCGGGCTGCTGAGCGCGAGTCCAACGCTGGTCTGAGTGCCCGCTTGGATCTGGGCCATCGAGCGGATGCCGTCACGAGACAGGAAGAAAACGTCAGCACCCACCGCAGCAATGGATCGGTGCGAGGAGCAGCCGATGTTTCCGCTGACGAGTGAGATAGACCAATCAGCGGGATCTGCCGTGGGATCGGCATCCACAGTCCAGATGGACCGCTCCTTGAACACGAGCAAGCGGTATCCGAACCACGAGTAGAGACCACGAATCGGATCGCCATCGCCACCAACTCGAATGGAACCAAGCGGGTCCCAGACTTCGCCATCGAGGATATCCGAGAAGTAAAGGGTATCTGGAGGAACCGTGGTATCTGCCGAAACGCACCAGAGACGATTGGTATGCGTTGTGAGGTAGAGAGGCTTGGCAGGAGCGGCGAGGGATACAAATGCGACCGCGTGAGATTGGTTTGCCGGGGAAATTGTAACCGTTGGTGGCGTGATGTATCCGCTTCCGGGGTTCGTGATGGTAATCGCAACTAGGTTGCCATCATTGGCCACAATGGCGGTGGCCGTAGCGGTTACACCGCTTGGCGGAGCCGATATGGTGATCGTGGGAATCGAGTTGTGACTTGAACCCTGCCTGATGACATCGATGCGGCTGATTTTACCGGCAGCGATGGATGCGTTCGAGTTCGAGCTGTTGACATAACGCAGTGCGCTATAGCCATCCGCGTAGAACAGCTTCTCGTTGAGCTGAGCGAAGTAGACGTATCTCGCGAGAGGATTGATCGTAGATCCGCTGATGACGTTGTACGAAATACCAGGAGATCCGTAGTACAGCAGATTGGTGTTTGCGTTGATATCATTCAGCGCGATTACCAGACGCTCTGAGGCGGACGTATCAAAGTAGAAGCCAGAGTAGACTTGGCAGTTGATTGGAAGGTTGGAGGCGAAGTTGCCGGTGGTTGCCTCCCAGTTTGTGATAACAGCTTCCCAGTTGGTGGTGATGCTGTTTCCAACCAGTGAAACGGACCCGAGACGAGTGACAAGGTTTCCAAAGTCATCATAGTCCATGTTGATGGCCGACTCCAAGCTTGTGGCCGGAATGGCATCTGGACGAGTAGCTGAAACGACACCAGTGCTGAACCCATTGCTTCCATCCAGAAGCATCTGGTCATCGAGTGCGTCTGAGGATTGGAATGGCATTAGGTGATGTCCTGAAAGGTGTAGTCGTAGAGGCTGTCAGGAATAATGCGGCTGATCTGCTGCTGCTGACCGCGTTCCATGTCCTTCATAATGGACACCTGAGCCGCGCCTTCTTGGAACTTGGCTTGAGCCTTACCGTACTGCCGAGAGTATTCGAGGAGATCGCCTTCGGTGTAGGCCATCAGTGCATTCTCAACACCGTGCAGCTCGAAGTTGCTGTCGTTGGTGATGGTCTGAGCCTCACCGAACTGGCGCATCTGCGACTGCTTCTTTCCGAGAACGAAGAGGGTTCCGTTGACGTTGGGAACTGGGATGAGCTTGATCCTCGGGACACCGGCCAGTCCGTAGGCAACGTCCATGTTGCGGACCCAGTTCACGAAGTTGTTGGGAGTGGACTTACGGCTATCGACGTTGTTCCAGGTGTTGGGATCGAGCTGGAAGAATGACACCCATTCAGCGGACGGGATTTCGATGCCATCGGTATCGCCATCAATCGTGAACTTCGCGGCCACCGGGAAGTCCATGTACATATTGTATCCGGTGTTCGAGGAGTAGGCCGTGGTGACGAAGGTGTTGATCGTATTGATCTCATCGCCATCAGCGACAGAAATAGAGGTTACTCCGAGGGTATCGTTCCATAGGCACGAATCCCAGATCATGGAGTAGCGGCGGATACAGAACTTCTTGGCCAACGTGAGCGTGGCCGAGTCCGTGAACGACAGCTTGTCGCAAGCCGCTTGAGCTACTTCAGAGGGTTTCATTAGGCGAAGTATTCCTGAGCGGTGATCGTCGAAGTAGTGCTTTGCTGGACGGAACCACTTATGTTGAAGTTCAAATACAGGTCACTAGATCCATAAATGTGAATCTTGTATGTAACAGCAGAGGCGGTATTGGGCGAATCAAGAAACTCTATCTTAACATTGTTGATCGACTCAATCTCACCGTCTTCGTAGCTGGCAGAAGCGATTCCAACTATTCCAGTACCAGTGCTTGTTCCAATCTCAGTTCCGTTTCTAGTTAGCCTGAAAACGCAGTTTTTGGAATCACCGGTTAAAAACGAATAGTTGATAACGGCAGAAACAAGAATGTTTGAACTGCCGCTTCGTGGAGTAATAGAAACCGATATTACATCAGCACCAGATCCAGTGGTATTTGCCTCAATGCTTGCTCTGGCTTTGTTTGCAGTCTGCTTACATTGAGGTGAGTTCAATGAAGTCTGAACAAACTGACTGGAGTTGGAAGCCCGAAGTCTTCCAGTCGAATCAAGAATGATAACCTTATCGGTATCTGTATCAACATTCTGAGTGGTGATGTTCGGGAATGTAATAACATTCGCGTTCACCGTCAGGAGATCTGTGTCAGCATTACCAATAGTGGTATTGCCGTTTACCGTCAGGTTACCACTTGCGGACAAAGAAGTTCCACTAATAGAAGAGCTAGATCCAATCGAACCGGTTACAGTAAGGTTGTTCGATATGACAGTAGCACCAGTAACATTGAGGGTGCTATTGATTGTTAATGGATTGGAGAATGATACGTTTCCAAAAAACGATGCATTTCCATTGCATGTGAAGGCTGAGTTGAATGTTACCGATGAAGCAGTAAGGCTTCCGGCAAACGAACTTGATGCGGCGGCGTTGGTTTGGACGATGTTTCCAAACACGGACAGATTACCCGCGCTCGTGGAGATGTTGCTGGTGACCGCGAGGGTGGACGAGAGATTGGTGGCACCAGTGACTGCCAGAGTGGACGAGAGAGTAGTAGCACCGGTAACGGTCAGGGTGGATGAAAGGTTGGTGGCACCGGTCACGCCGAGTGTAGAACCGATGGTGGCCAACCCAGAGACTGCGAGGCTCGAAGCCAGTCCGGTGGCACCCGTGACATTCAGGGTACCGACAATGTTGGCTGCGGTGGTGGAGAGCTGGAGCGCGGAATCGGTTCCGCCGCCATCGCTGATGCTCCTGAGACTTCCGGTAAGACTGGCGTTGTCGGAGGTCTTGAGTAGGCCAGTGTATGTTGATGCTACTGAACTGCCTGTAAGTGGGGTTGCCATACTATTCCTTCGGTAGTGCGTACCATCCCTCGTGGATTGTCACGCGGTTTTGAGACTTGGTTGGGTTGCCCTGGGCATCTTTGACCCAGACGCGAGCCTTAACGTCCTCAGCGAGGCGTATAGGCTCACCGTGGGGCACCATCACCACTCTTGTTGAGCAGCTTGCGCTCAGAATCAGCAATGCGATCCAGTAGCTTCTTTTTGAGTTCTGGATCGGGTTTTGCATCCTCTGCGGTGTAGGGTGTTTTCGCAAGCCATACCAGCCACTTGAGAATGGCTGATACGATCTGCTCGATGACGTTCATTCAGCCTTCTTCTTATCAGCGTCCTTGGCCATGATGAGTCCGAATCCAATGGTCACGGCGGTGATGGTGGCTGCGAGGTCCATGTTGGTGGAGGGGTCTCCATCGAAGAGTGCTTTGAGTGCGCCTCCGATTGCGACCATGATTGCTCCGACACCTGCGAGAGTGGTTTTCCAGTTCATTTCTTGAGGGCTTTGTAGAGTCCGATTGTTGCGGCTATAAACGCCAACAGAGCGGCCCCGAATCGGAACCACTCTGTTAACTGAGGAAGCAGTGATACCGCACCAGCAGTAGCGGCGGTTGCAAGTGAAAGTCCAAGTCCGCTGCTACTGTTGGTATCGTTTGTCATTGCTCTGGTTTAGGCTGTGCGGCTGCGATGATGAGGTCGGCCAATGGAACTCCTACTTTTGCATTCTGGAAACCGCCAGCTTTGATGGCGATATCGATGAGTTGGAGGAGTTGATTGGCCTGCTCAGTGGTAAGTTCGATTGTAATCATGCCGACGGAGCATCCGAAACAACCGGCTGTTCGTCAACAGCGGCGACAGGAGTTTCCGCATTGACGAGCGGCGGCTCCACCTGCGGCAACATCGGAGGAACGATCATCACCGGCGGCACCCACGGCAGCGGCGGAGCGATGATCGGATTCGCCAGCTTGTAGGCCGCGACAACCGCCGGAGTCCACAGCGCAGTAGCGATATTCACAACCTCGGTAGGCTGACCATCCAGCGAGTCACCGGGGTTCAGCGTGTACTGCGAGGTAATCTCAGAACCCACAACCGCGCCGTTGTTGTCGTAATCGACTCCGGTCGTCACGAACAGCGAGTTGTTCTGATTCACCTGCACTGCAACAATATCAACTGGTACGATCATTGGATGGTGGGTTTGAGGTTGGCGTTGTAGGCGGTAATCGCAGCAGGAGTCCAGACAGCGTTTGCAATCGCGATAACCTGCTCGGGCTGACCCGTAAGGTCTGAGCCGGGAGCGAGACAATAGCGGCGGAAGGTGGAGGCTTTGACAACCTCGCCATCGACGATCTGGTCCGCAAGACGGACCTGAAGCGTCGTGTTGGGAAGAACCTCGCAGAGCGAGAAGATAGAGCGTTCGGTGAGCATAAAATTAGACGGTGTATGAAGCTGAGAATATCATTGTACCAGCAGTGTCAATTGGAACGCCTGATGAAGTTCCACCACCAGTTGGAGTTTGTTGAAGAGTCACATACGATTGGCTTGCTTCAACATAGGCGGTCATAATATTTCCAGCGGTCAATGCAATGACGTTGAGGTATCCGAGAGAACCTGCCCAAAAATTGTTTCCGTTTGCAAAAGGAAGATTACCGATCCTCATGTTTCCTGTTCCAGTGTGCGCTGACCAATCAAGGAACACTTGGAATGTGACAAGATTTCCAACCTTAGTGTATTTACCGCTTTGACCTGTGTATGTGCCAACTCCAGTAGTAGTCGAACCTTGAATCGTCGGAGTAAACGTCCCCTCCTCGTAATCGCTCAGTAGCTCGGAGGTCATCCCAGCAGGATCAGGATTATTCGCGGAGAAGTCGATGCCTTTGCCGGATGTACCGAGGATTACGTTGCCGTTAGCCACATTCAGCCCCGTAGAATTCAAAGTCATGGCGGTGGAGCCGCCGACGGACCAAGTGCTAACGCCGGTGGTGTCGATGTTGTAGCGTTCGACAGTTCCGGTTCGGATTGATAATCCGATATCACTTCCTACGATTGCAGCCTTTTGGGTTGCTGCGCCATTTGCGCGAAACGAAAGAATTGCACCGTTGTCGGAAGCGCGTCCAAATAATGAAATTGCACCACCATCTGATTTTGCGCTAATCTCCAGCGAATCTCCCTGAATCGCTGACCCCATATTGATCAGCACTCGATTGCTGGCTGAAACAACTTTCAACGCAGTCGTCGCCACCGTCAGATCGCCGGTGATGGTGGCGGAGGCGAGGGTGGCGGTGCCGCCGGAGCCGAGGATCTGGTTGCTGGTGATTTTCTTGGTGGTGCCCGATGCAGCCATCGTCGTATCACTGATATCGACAATGGGAAGGACATCCACTGCGGGATCGACGGTCGTGATCGCCGTCAGTGCTGTGATTTTTGTATCTGCCATAAACTGTTAGTTAGATTGAATGATGAGTTTGCCACTGTCCTCTTGGAGCAGGAAATCCCCGTTCTCCAAGTCCAAAGAGTCGAAGGTGCCGAAGGTGATGACGATCTTGTCACCATCCTCCAGCAGAACGAAGAAGTCGTCCTCCTGAAGCAGATCCCGGCGCAGGATAGGTAGATCGCCAGGGGTAACATTACCCCCGCCGTTCGATACCAGTCGTGTGCCAAGAGCGAGTGTCACGATTGAATTACGCCATTGAACGCGATCACCTGACCGCTGGAAATCTGGAAGCTCGTGATCGGTCCCGGCAGGGTAATACCAGCAGGGATGGTCGCCGTGGACCAAGATCCGCTGATGTTGCCACCGGTGATCGAGCTAAAGGTGGTAGGGGCGATGGTGGTGATGGCCACAAACGGGCCAGTGGTCAGCGTGGTGACGGTCACCAGTTGAAAGCCGCCCTGTCCCATCGAATACTCGATGGCTTGATTTGCTACGTCGCTCATATATCCCAGATCTTCCGAATTTGATTCTTTGTGAAAGTGCTTTCAAAGCGGGAACCCTGACGGTCTTCCATCCGGCTGAATCCCTGCTTCACCTTGTCCTTGAGTTCGGCTTCTCGGGCAAAGCCGGTGACCCCGAAGCGGGCCACCGGCTGCCTGTTCCACCGCTTCCCATCAAGGACAACAGAGTCAGTACCCATCGGAGCGATATGCTCGATGGACTGACCATTGTTCTCGAAGGTATAGATCGGCATGTTAGGACTCCATCTCGCTGTCGTACTCCTCAACCATCTTACGCATACCCTTTTCGTCCATAGGCTCCTTGGAAGCCATGGCCTTCTCGCTCTTGTTTTCGTACTCAGCGGGCATACCGTTCACGCTCCGAATCTCGACATAAGCTTCGCCGTTATCGAGCTTCTTGAGAACACCGCGAACATCGTCGAGAACCACTTCATCACCCACTTCAGGCATGGCCTGTTGGCCATCTTCCATGTCAGTGGAAAGAGCCTCGACCGGAATAGAAATCATGGGCGCATTGTTGTCAGCCTCTTCACATCCGCAAGCGGAATGAGAAGGGGCACCACCGATTGCTCGATGATGCCCCTTTGGGCTGACGGCAATCACCATGATGGTGGCCGTCTTGGGTCGCATATTACAGCGTGGAAGAGGTCTTAGTACGATGGACCAAGTACCAGGTCGGGTTACCAGTAGAACCCGTGTTACCAGCAGCCAGACGGAGCGTAGCGAAGTACAGCTTCACACCAACGGTGATGAGCTGGTTCAACGGATCGCTCTTGTCGGGGGTGTCAGTGATAACGATCTTCGGAGACAACGGATCATCACCGGTCAAGGCAGGGATACCAAACGACTCGTTACCAAAGAAGAACGAGGCGATGATGTCCTTGCTGACAGCGAGACCGCCACCAGCGGAGGTAGCTTGATAAACAAACTCATCGGCAGCGGTGCCGGAACCGGTGCTGACAAACGAGTTGGTCTGGGTGACCACGCGGCAACCGTAAATGGAACCAACCTCGCCCTTGTAGAACGGTTGGCCCTTGTTTCCGTAGTTGGAGGCGTTCAACCAATCGGCATCGCGCATCAGGTCGCGAGCAACGCGAGGATCGGTCGCGAGGACGTAGCCACCGTTGATCATCGGAGCGCGGTTACGCTTCAGGCGGGTCATGGAGTCGAGGACAGCCGAGGCGGTCATCGTGGTGTTGGCAGCAGTCGTGTCGCTGTTCAACGCAGAGAAGCTCTGGGTGGTCAGCGTAGCAGGGTTACCGTAAACCTTAACACCACCGGAGCTGGCCACAGTGTTCACGGCGTCCGAGTTATCAAACGTACCACCACCCTCGGCGGCGGAACCGATAGACGAGCCGCTGGCGGTGAGATTGGAGCCAACCAGGGTGTTACGAATCACGGAGTCAACCCAGAGGGCCATGTCCAAACCAGAGGTCTTGGTGGCCTGCTGGAGCGAGTTGAACAGGTCCGTGGCGCGGAGGATGTCGGTCAAACCGATCACCTGACCATACTGGGCGAGCGACTTGCTGAGGCTGTTCAGGGCCAGAGCGCGGTAGTTCGCGGAGCTGATGGCCGTACCCTCGGAGCTGATGGTCTGGACACCCGAGACGCTCGGCGAACCGAAGCGGAACATCGTGATGGCCTTGTTACCATTGTTCCGGGGGATCGGAGCCTTCATGGCGAACTGATCCAGGATGGTCTCCTGCTGAACGATGGAGAGCAGCTCCTTGCTGAAGTAGTTCTGGAACTGGCTCGTGAGCGTAGTTGAAGTAGTTACTGGCATATTTTAGTTGTGGTTGTGCTATTAGCCTTCGTCCCGGTCGAACTCTCTCGTCGCTCGCATGAGCGCGTCCCTTTGCTCCTTCAGGGATAGCTTGGAGAAATCCTTCTCTTCAGCCTTGAGTTGTCCTGCCGGTACGCTTTTACCAATAGCGGTCTTCTGCTGGAGCTTACTGAGTTGTTCTTTCAGAGACTTGTTCTCGGCTTCCATCGACTGAGACCGTTCGGCTGCATTCTGGAGCTTCACAATTTCGACAGCGTGGACAAGTCCATCAGGAGTCGCAGTAAGCAGCGGGAAATTATTCAGAAGCTGAACAGTACGCTTGTACTCAGAGCTGTTCTGATCTTTCAGCCAAGCCTCCTTCTCGGACAACTTGCCGTAGTTTTCAGCCCATGACTTCTGGAACTGCTCCTGTTGAACCTTCTGCTGTCTTTCACCAGCCGCTTTGCGGACATTATCAGCCTTGGCTCGCGCTGCCTTGGCCAACTGAGAATCGCCATCAGCCTCAAACTCCTTGGCCGCAGCCTCGTAGTCATCAGCCGTATAGCCCTTCTCGTCCCGATGAGAATTGGTTTCGGTGGCCTTGGATTGCTCCCGGCTCCTGCTCCATTCCTCACGCTCACGCCTCACCGCTTCGCGCTCAGCCTTGAGGGCCTCCTTCTCAGCGTTGATTTGTTCCCAGGACTTCGCCTTTCGGTTCTGTTCCTGAGCGAATTTGCTCTTCTCCTTATCAACCTTCGGCTCGGTCTTTGTCGCCTTCGGTTCCGTCTCTGACTTCGTGCTTACTTCCTTCTCGCCACCATCGAACTCTTTGCTGGCGGTCACCTCATTAGAGGATTCCTGCTCAACCGGAGCTGACTCGTTTGATGTTGGAGTCTGCTCCCTTGGCTGGCTGTCGATATCGACACCGGCATCGTGATCTCTGGCCAACGCGAGTAGGCCATCTGCACTCATTGATTCGTCTGACATATTGTGCTTTTACTCGTTTGCTGGTCCGCACAGACCGGCAACCGCAACTTTGATCCTATGTGTTCGTGGCAGAATCCGGATCATCATCCTGCCCCGTAATTGATTCCTGATCGGCCATCACTTCGATGACCTTCACAAGACTGGCCTGACCCATTGCAAAGCCTGACGAATATTGCAAATGGTTTCTATCAGTTATCGCAGAAGCATTCTGCATAAGCACAGTGTTTAACAGTGCGTCCCTGAATCGTTTGCCAGTATCGCTATTGAAGAAATTATTGAGCGTGATCGCGTCCTCTTTGCGCCAAGGAAGCGGATCTACCCATCGTTGATGCCGCGCAAATGTCCACGCAGTACGGACTCGTGCGAAGAAGCTGATCATTTACTTGCTGGCTTTCTTTCGACCGGCAGCTTGGCGGCGCATGAACTCTGCGGCCCCCAGCTTCTTGCGACCGATATAGGCAGCAAGTGCGCGGGGATCATCGGCCCCTTCCTTACGGAGTTCGTTGGCCAGTTTACTGAACTTGGATTTCTTCTTCATGTTTGTAATTGGTTACCACGCCTTGCAGGACCACGTTCTTGGCTTGGTCGGATCTTTCGCCGTATCGCAATTATGCCGCGCACGGAAGCTCTTGCGCCGTTCCGGGTCTGATTTCTTGATGCTCATGTCGGGATCACCGAATCGCACCTTGATGACCGTTCCCTTCGGGTTCTTCACATAAACCGCACTCTTCTTCTTCTCACCCGGAGTGTAGAAGGGCTTGTTCAGAGTGACTTTCTTGCCTTGGTATTCAGCCATATCAAGCCTGTCCTCCCGAGAACAATGGCGAAGCCTGAATATCCTTCAAGCTTTCCGGTTTCTTGGGCTTCTGGAACCGAATCTTTGGGGCAACACCCTCTTCGAGTGCCTCCATGATGATCGGGCGCGGTTCATCCGGCAATTTCGGTGCGGTTTGCACCACCACGGTGGTCACGATTGGGTTGTTCATGGCTTTGAATTCACCGCACCAGTCTTCATCTTTCATAGTAGGCCAGCAACTGGGTCTGCTGCTGGGCGGATACCTGCGGCAGGTCTTATCCGCACTGAAAAACTGGCAGTCTTTGCAAAAATTCATCACATCTGAGGCTGCTGAGCCATCGCCTGAGCTTGTTGCTGCTGCTGACTAGGAAGGAGACCGCTACTCGTAAGGAATGTTTGGATTTCCTTCCGCAATTTCCGCGCTTCATTGGTAGCCACCTGCTCGTAAGCCTGCAAGAGGCTGTCCAAACGCATCATAAACGCGTTCTGTGACGCCGGACTGAACTGCTGACCCTGCTGGATCGCCCCATTCAGGTACTGCATCAGCACCCCAATGCGCCCAGCGTAGTTCTGCCCCGGCTTCGCGGGCACCGGAATACCCACCAACAGCGTCGGGATCGTCTTGGTCTCGTCCTCCAGCTCGTCCTGGGCCTTCTGACCCGGATCACGGATCAATTTCTTGATCAAACTCGGGTCATCCAGCTCCATGATGCTCTTGTCCAACGCCACCTGATCCACCCAGGGCGAGTTCATAAACAACTGCTTACGGCTGATGGCCTGCTGCACCATCATCTGCCTACTCACCATGTCCATTCCACCCTTCGGCTCCAGCTCGTACTGATCATGGAGGGCCACAGGGTCCGCATCCAACGAGTCCTCCGCAAAGCGGTAGCGCAAACTCTTGGAATCATACTGCACATACAAGCCCCACGCCTGTCGGTACAGCTTGCCCAGAGCCATGCGGAAGAGCCGCGCCCGCAAATCCCCGCTCTGCATCGACTGAGCGTTGATGCTCTGGATCTCGGTCGCCGTCCTGCGATCACCACCACTGCTCATCGCGCTGCTCATCGCGTAGTCCGGGCTACCGATCCGGTTCTCCGCAATGGCCCGCGTCTGATTCAGCTCCTGATCAAAGCTCACCGGAGGCTGCGGCATCTGCACCGGTGCCACGCCATACGGCAAAATCTGCCCCGGCTGGAACCGCAGATTGATACTATTCGGCAGCTCCCGCTCCGCACGGAACAGCGGGCGGTTGTACAGCGTCATCGCGTCATGCTTATGATTCCACATCGCGGTCATGCTCAGTTCGAACGCCGCCAGAATCTCGCACACGCCTCTTGGACTGAACCAGCCCTTGTCCTTGATCTCATACGGGAAGTCCACGAACGGCAACTGGTTATGCTCATACGGCAACTCCATCGGGTCCCGCAGATCAAGATCCACCGCCGCAGGGCTGTAAGTATAAACCTCCCACACCCCGTCATCCCGCTTCCTATAAACCTCCCAAACAATCACGCCATCCGTGTTCGTGGTGTAAGTAATACCCTCGCGCAACTGCTTCGCATCATCCTCGGTCGCCGCCCCCGGAATGTTATCATCCTGCTGCGGGTTCCCACGGATCTTCTCAATCGTCTTCGCATCACTCTTCCATCCAAGCTGAGCCGCCACCCGCTTGTAAGCCGGAACACTCATCGGCATCACATGCACCGCCCAGTCCGCATCCTGCAAATCCACCGTGTACGCCGGGACCACGAAATACATCGGATCAATCGCCTCGAATCCCACCCGCTTATCACCCGGATTCCAGAAGCACTTCATCACCCCACGCCCGCTCATCAGCGTGTAATCCACCCAGCTCAATACCTCATCAATGAAGTTGGTCTTCTCCCGGATCTTATAATTGAACCAATCCTCGGCCACCTTCGTATACGCATTCAACTGCTGGCGCATCGGCACAAAGCTGGCCACAACATCCATGCCCAAAGCTTGCTGGAGGAACAATGGTTTGAGCTTCTCAATCGCCGTATCAATGAGCGGCCAATGCAAATCCGCCGCCTTCGGCCAGGGCTTATTCACACGGCGCAACCCATTGTGGCGTAACTCATACCACCTCGTCTGCCTCAGCTCCCACGGACTGCGTTGGCTCACAGCCTCGACAATCTGGCCCTGCAACGCGTTCCGCTGTTTATCGCTCATCATAAAATCGTTGTCCTTTCCTACCCCCCAACATCACATCCAGCAAGCGCAACCCCTTTTTCGCTATGCTCTAGTGGGCCAATCTCATCCTCCAACCTCTCCATCAAACTCCGCCCATCCTCGTTCACCGCCCTCAAATACTCATCCATCCGCTTCCCACCACCACCACAGAAAGCCAGTACCACCGCATCCGCCCGATCAGGACTATTCACACCACGCGCCCGCAGCTCATCCTTACCCTCCAGCGTCAGCTTCCCCTTCCCATTCGTCCGCACCTTCCGGCTCACGAACTGCTGCAACAGCACCTCATCCGTCCCCACCGGTCCCAGATTCACCTTACCCTCCTCCACCATCCGCCCGAACTCAATCCACATCTCCGCCGCCCGATTCACGAACTGATCATCCCGGATGGCCCGCTCACCAAAGTTCACCCGCCGCACATCCCAACCCTCCGCCCTCAGCGCATCACACATCACCACACCCATTCCACCCACATCCGCATAAATATCCTCAGCCTTCAGCTTCCACTTCCTGAACTCCGATATGAACCTACCCACGCTGGCCATCGTGTCCTTATCCCTCCAGCGGACCAGTCCCTTCACCGTGTTACCCTGACGCACCACCATCACGCTCTCATCCCCGCCCGCGCTGAAATCACAACCCGCCGTCAGCCGGTGCCCTTCCAGCTCCTCCTTGGGTGGGCCAGAAACAACCTTCTGCCAGTCGGAGGTTTTGACCGCCGTGAGGCTCCCGTCATCCTCCATGAACTCCGCGTAAATCATCGACCGAACCAGCGGATGGCCCTCGCCCCATCTCGCAAACTGATCATCGATCCACTCCTTCCGAATATGCGGGCAATCAAACGCGGTAACGGTAAAGGTCTGCCACTTACCATCATTCCGCCTGAATACATCGTAGAAATACCCGGAGCTACCACCAGGACTGCTCATTAGCAACGTCCGCGTAGGCTGGCACCGCTCCATCGACTGGAAGATCCCGTCCGGCACCGCCTTCGCCTCGTCCACAATATACATCAAATCCCCACTCGGACCCTGTACATGCCAGCCCTCCGCCTTCTCAGGATTACTCGCCGAGAACCCGATACACCGGCTCACCAACTCCTGACCATCCACTTTCTTCGGATATACATAGCGGATCTCGCCATCCTTGATCGAGAAACCATTCTCCTCTCCCCCCAACCCATTGATCATCTTTCGCAGATGGGGCCACAGAGCGTCGGCCACCTGTCGATATACACCAGCGGTACATACCACCAAGCTCCCCGGCCAGCGGAGCATGTGCCAGATCACCGCACTCGCGGCTACCATACTCGTCTTGCCAGAACCATTCGCCGCTTTCAAAGCTACCTTCGAGTGCTTCTCATTCAAAGCTCCCAACACCTTCTCCTGCCACGCATAGGTATCACGCAGGCCAAGCATCATCTTAGGGAAGTTCTGCAACTGCTGAGCCTCCTCCAATAGCTTACGCTGCTTCCAAGCAGGGATATGCGAACCCATGCCGAGTGAAGAGGATTTCTTTTTCTTAATTTGCTTGACTGCCATAAAATTGGTTGTGGGAGGGAGAGGGGGTATAAGGTGACATCCACCCCCCACCTGGGTGGTCCCCCTCCCCCGTGGTCCTATTGCTATAGCTCGCTATTCGTATACGCTATCCTATTTAGACTGTCCACCGAATGCACCAAGCAGACTACCGCTAATTGACAATTCTTTACCACCTTTACCAGTATGTTCTAGTGAAGCCCTAGCAACATATCCACGGGTTCTTTCAAGTAACCAAGCGGAACCTTGCCAACCGTTGCCGCACTGGCGAACGACGGAGGAGAGTTCTAGTTCTCCCTCCAACCTTGCAAGCTCAAGCTCATTAGCAAAGTCAGGGTTACGCTTCAAATAGTCCGCCCATCCACCAGCGTTCCCGCTTGGGAATCCCGCAAGGATTGCTACCCGCTCCAATGGAATCCCTAGCTTGCAAGCTTCGATAGCTTTTTTTAGTTGCTCCACGGGAACAACTTTCTGCGGCCTCCCAACCTTCCGCTTTTCTTTCTCACCCCCCTCAGACATTGCATGTCCGACCCCTGAATTGATCGCCAGGTTTTCGATTTTTTGAATTTTTGAAACCGCCTTCGCCATGCCTCCCGATAGCTCTCTTTTCCCTTTTCTGTTTTCTTCTGTTGACTCCTGTTGACTTCTGCTGCATTTTCACCCCGTGCAAAACATTAATCTTCTTACCGCAATCGACGAATCCATTGCCTTGGGCCGACCTGTGACCGTCGAAGTCTTCGACGTCGAAGCAGCTGCCCATTGGCTGAAACGCAACCAATGGGATGTCGATTGGGACAACATCGAGGGAACCATCACCATTTTCGGAGACAGACCTTCGAAGTCTGACGAGCCAGAAAGTTGGGTTCTCTATCTTGCCGAATCCGTCACCGCCTAATTTCCCTACCTCAAAACACCATGAAAAAATCCCATAAACTCCGCGCGTTCCTCGCCTTCCTTGCGTTGAACGCTCTCCTCCTCCCGATCCTTTGGCTCCTCGCCGAAGCTTTGATGGGAGGTGTAAATTGAAATACCGCCTCGGCTTCTCAATCGTCGCCAGCTTCTCTGGAGAGCATCCGGACTTGTGCGAGTGGCATCCCTGCGAGACTACCTTGCCGGATGTCCTGAAAGCTTGGCCGGGACTTCCGGTCGAACCATCGGAACCTTTTGACTCGGAATACAGTTACCTTGCAAAGGAAGGTTCAATCCCTCGTGAAATCTTGAACCGCTTGGACGATGTGCGCGGGGAAACCCGCTTTCAAATCTGCCGCAAGCTACAGGAAAAGTTCCCGCGTGAAGCTTTTTGGGCATGTATCTCGGACGTTCAAATGTCCGGACTTTTCGATCGGGAAACCGCTTTCAAGTTTCTCGATTCGATCGGTGCGGGATTCGAGACAACTCAAACTATGGGAACCATTGGCGGGCCACTCGGCCACTGGTGTCCGGATTTCGCGTTTAACGTCGAATCCCAAGTCCTCATATCATCTATCCGCGTGACTCCGGTTCTGTGCGTGGTTTCCGAGTCCGGGGAACTTGAGCCGGTCCGTCCTCCGTCCGAATGGCAATGGGAACGGTTCGCGGACATGTTCAAGCGGTTCGATTGTTTCGACTTAGCCCGTCAGGGTAGGGCAATTGACGCGCACTGATTCCCCGTCCGGTGTCATGTGGGAAACCGCGTGGCATCTGGCGGGCAATCGATGCCCGATTCAACAACATGAAAACCACAGTTACCAGTTACCAGTTCGTCGAATCCTTCCGCCTATGCGGGAGGGAAACCCAATTCAGCCGCCCCGCTCTTTTCGCTCTCTTCGATTACCTTGAATCTTACGAGGAAGACTGCGGAGTGGAGTTGGAACTTGATCCCGTCGGGATTTGCTGTGAGTGGGTCGAATACCCTTCCGCGCTTGCGGCTGCTAAGGAGTACGGTTTCGGGGAAGTATGCGGTGATGACACGGACTGCGAGCCTGAGGCTTTGGAGTGGCTCCGCGATCACACGCAAGTCGTCGAATTCACCGGAGGTGTGGTCATCCAGTCCTTTTGAACACATGAATACCGTCCTAATCCAACTCCCGACGGAGCCGTCCTATTGGGGAAGTTCCGCGACTGCCCGTGACGTGTCCCGAATCTTGGACAACCTCGAAGAGATGATAGAATACCGTTTCAATGAGTTCGTGGAACTCCGGTTTGAGCGTGTCCAAAACCCAAGGGGATGCGGTGTCCACTGCGACTGCGACGAGACAGTCGAAACAATCCATCGATGGATGGAGGAGAATTGGGAGGCCGCACTTTGAAACCCCTCCTTCGAGTCCTAGGTTACCTTGGGCTTTGCCTCCTTTTCACTCTGCTTCTCATTCTATCGGCCCTCGCCGGTAACTAATCCAAGCCAATCGCCACGCCCCGTAGGCTCACCCCTACGGGGTTTTCCTTTGCCCCGATAGTGTCGCCCGCCCGCCCGCTTTCCCCTTCCTTAGTAGGCCATCCCTTCCTTCGTGCCCCCCTAACCTTCGCCAGGTTATTTACATAGCACTCCAAGGTAAGACATCCCATGTCCCACCCCGTTACATCCCCTGCGACCCCGCCGGTATCATCCCGAAATCTGTTTCGGGATCATGCGGTATCATGGTGCGGTATTCGGGATTCTCCATACGCCATACGGAATTCGGAATTCGGAAATCCAGAATCGGAAATCGGGAAATCCGGAATCATGGTGCGGTCGAGTAGGCCAATCCAAGCAGTCCTGTTCTAAGCGACGATACCCCCATTCCGCTCCCCACACACCATCCAGCAATCAAACGCGATCCTAGGCCCCTTCCCGCTCCAGCAATCCACATCCTCCATCCTCCATCCAACCCGATACTTCGCAATCAGTGGGAGGGTTTCGAAAAACCGCAGCCGCAGCGGGGGGCGTCAGTCCCCCAGAGCGTCGCGGCGTTTGCGGTTTTTAACTCCCTTATTAGAGGGAGTGTAAGTCTCCCTCTAAGGGAGAGTAGCAGGGGGGATGCTAACTTTGTGGGGTGGGATGCAAAATCAACATTCCTTTACATTGACGCGGAAGCCTACACGATGCATTCTGTTCTTGCTATGAGTTATCTCGACAATGGTTCCACGCTTCGGTCGATGTTCCGACTGATGCCCCCGCAACGCCACGATGCCGACCCGGACAAGTCCGAGGTACTGGCCTACATCCGAAAGAATCTTGCCTGTGAGTTGGGTCGGGCGATCCGGGCTTTCAATTCCATGAGGAACAAGAAGTCCCAGGTCATAGTTTATGACATGGTTCATAGGCAGTGGCGTGGTTGTGACTGGGTTCCACCGGAGGATGAGGATCGGGTGTCGTTGCTCTTGAGGATGGTCAATGACCTGAAGCGTGATGTTGCGTATCTGAAGACCTCGGTGAAGAAGCATGAACGACTCATTGGCCAACTCGAAAGGAAGCGTTCGAGCAAGCGCGGTGGGGATGAGGAGCCGGAGCCGGAGCCTGAACCCGACATTGATCCCGAGGTCGTGGAGGCAGAGAAAAGGGCCTCTGAAGCCCGCAAGGCTATGCAGAAGGCCCGTGCTATAATTGAGGACGAGAAGTGGAGGGATTCTATGCTCTCCGCCCTCGCTGAGGGCGATACGGCTTCTTCTCCTTCAGTTCCGCCCCAGTGAACGCGAATGGGTTGCACTCTTCCCACTGAATCCCGGTGGCTGAGTGCTGTACGTTGAGGATGGGGGATTCGAGTCCAAGCCTTGATCCCCGCTTGCAGAAGGCGAGCTGAAACCTTCTAGGCTTGAATTGGCCTACTTCATGGAGAACCGCTATCTCCCGCGCCCAGTTGGCGAGTTCGGAGGAGCCGAATCCGGCGTGGGCGAGTTCCATAGTGGTGAGTGGTTCTCCGTTCTCTTTGCGCTGAGGCTTAGAGACATGATGCATCCAGATCCAAGCGACCTTGGTCTCGTGCAGGATGGGTTGGAGCTTGTTGCGGAGGAACACGCTTACCTCGGACTGATCACTGAGATCTCCTCCGAAGTAGGAGAACAGGGGGTCTGCCACTATGAGATCCAGCTTGGATCGGTGGATGAAGCGTCGGGCGTAGGCGAGGAACTGTTCACCGGTACGAACTGTCTCGGTGCGGAACTCTAGGTTGGTGTTGAGGTGGCGCATCTGATCTCCGATGAGGCGCATGGTATGTGTCACCCCTCGGAACGCTTCCGCGAGATCGCCCTTGTCGTTCTCTGCTTGAATGACTCCGATCTTCAATGGCTTCACCGGTTTGATGCCGAAGAAGTCGATACCGAGGCACCACCTGATGATGATCTGCATCATCAGTGATGACTTCCCAATGCCGGTGCCACCGCTGATGATCATGCTGGAGCCGCGAGTGAGCCATCGATTACCGATCAGGTTATCGGGATCTTTCTTTGGATCAAAGTCCATGAGGTCTTTGACCGTGACGATGGTGGACTGGTCCTCATCGGTCTCCCGGTTGGTGAGCCATTCTTCCCATGAGTTCGCACCCAGGTTGTTGGCCAACAACTTCTGCTTCTGATCTCCGCGCCATGCTCCGGGGAGCCGGGAGAAGCGCGATGGATTCTTGTTCTTGGGATCGACGCCGGGGATGCTGCTGTAGATCAGATCCCTGCGGGCATCCCACTCCTTGCGATTGGGGGCATCCACCCGGACCCATGCGTGGATCGACTTGCCACCGGAATCGATGAGTACGCTGATGGGTAGGCCAGAGGAGCGGAGGAGCTGTTCCTGCTCGGCCTTGGGCTTGTCATCGAACTCCACCAGGACATGACGGTACGCGCTGACATCGTTGTCCGATCCGCTGTAGAGGCTGGGCCGGAAGGGGTTGATGCGGACGAACACCCCATCGGTGCGGTCGCTGCGGAACAGGATGGATTCGGGGTCATCGAAGCGGGCGATCCAATCCTCGATGGGCAGGAAAGACCCGGAGGTCATTGGCTTTCCGTCCTCGACCTGTTCGCAAATGCAGACCACCTCGGTGGGTGCGAAGGCGGACTGGAGGAAGCGTTGGAACTCCGAGGCTCCGGGGGCTGGTGGAACCGTGGGAGTAGGCCGCTTGAAGGTCACACGCGAGAGGTCCATGCCCGCGCTGGTGCTTTGGATCAAGTGGCCAGCGGGTTTGTCGTGGCTCCGGGAGGCTGCTTCACGGAGTTTGTGGGCCAGATCCTTGTCGGACCATGGTGGCTGGCAGGATAGGTTCCATTCGGACAGCAGGGTCATTGCGTCCCCGTATCCTAGCTGGAAGCCGTGTACAAGGCCCACGGCGGCGGTGTAGGTGGTTGAATGGCCGTTCTGTCCTGAGACGGCTGGCGGTACTTTGGCAAGCCAAAGAGCCGCTCGTTCGAGCGTTGTCATGTCGTTGATTCGTTGCTGAGTTGGACTGCGGAGGCTATGGCCTGCTTGTTATTACGAACTTGGAGTGGAATTCAGATTCGAGGCGAACGTATAGATTGTCGCCCCGGCGATATATGACTACTGGAGTTCGGAGTTCGGCCAGACGGTACTGAGCGCATCCGATGAGTTCGACGATGATTGCTGGGTTGGTTCGGTTGACGAACCAAGTTCTTGCATCTTCCATTTACGTTGTTCCTTTATTGGATAAGCGATCCATCCGTTGGCGACTCCCCACGAGATGATCCGTGGCGCATCCTCGATGAGCTTGCGATTCTCCTCGGTGAGTATGGTTCGTTCTTCTTCGGTGATCTTGGACGGCTTCTTGTTGTTTTCCAACCGTGCTTCGTACCAAGGCTGCTCGTGTCGTGGAGTCTTCATGGGTGCGATAGTTTGGCCAACATACAGTTGCAATAGTTGCCTTTGGTTGCGGCGTTACACTTTGGGTGATGCACCGGATTGGAAACGATGTGTGCTGTCAGATCCTTTGTGATGGTGACGAGTTCCAGGATGCGAGCTGACGCCTCGGCGCATAGAGCGTTGGCTGCTCCATCGACGGAGCAGATCTCGGTGGAAAGGATGTTGAGTGCGTTAACGATGTCGTGTGTTGAGGACTTGTGCATGGATCAGATTTGTTTGTGGATGATGATTCCATTTCCCTTTGCATCGGTGAGTTCCACTGACCGAACGTCTTCCAGCTTGGCCAGTGTCTTCAGCATCTCGATGGGGTCATGGGCTTGTGCTACGCAGGTGAGGTGGATGTCTCCATCTCCGTGGATGACCTTGAGGTTGTCTTTGGTTCGATCCCTTAAAACGCGGATGGTCCGCCCCTCGGAGAGACGGACCACCTTGATCGATTCCACTAATGGAAACGAATGTCTGGTCATATTAACTTGTTGCAGTGCGGACAGGTTTTGATTTTACGGAATTCGATTGGCTGAATCCCAGCCCACGCACAGAGATCGTGGTAACTTCGCAGACCGAAGTTCTTGTACTTGAACGGTCGAACGTCCCCGGACTTGATCATTGTGATGAGTGTCACGGGGTTGTTGACCTTGAGCTGAGTCATCAGCTTGGTATTGCGAACGCTGAGTCCGTTGGTCCACAGGTTCTTGGATTCCTCCTGCCTATTGTGAGCTTTGAGGACCTGATGAACGCGTTGCTTGGACATCTTGAGGGTATCACCGATGACTTGGTAGGTGAGACCTTGCTTACGGAGTTCGGTGACCTTCTCGATTGATTCTGTTAGTTTCACTTTTGGTTTACGTTTCTTCTTCGTGGGTGCTGTGACTACCGGAGCGGGAGTTGGGTTGCTCGGTAGCGTTTGTTCGCTTTGTGGCACTGCACGCACAGACCGGTCTGAACTGTGCAGCCGCAGCCCAAGCAAGCGGCTAACTCGTGACATAACTGTTTCCATCGTTGTAGTTCCTCTATCGTTTCTTTGTTTTGGTTTTGGTTTTGCTGTTCTTGCGAATGTACCATACGCATGAAATCGAGATCTTATATTTGGCCGACAATTCACGGAGCGTGTAGGTGTGATGCTCCTTGAGGATGGCGGTCTTGATCTCGTCCGGGATCGCCAGCCACCGCCTCTCGATCCGAGGGCTCGGATCTTTGAACGGCTTGACGACGCCCACCATCCGCTCCATTGCCTCCTTGGTCAATCCGAATCTTGCCAGTGTACTCATTTTTCAGTTGGTTGATTTCACGCTCCAGGTTTCGAGCGAAGTCGGGCCAGAGCGCGAGGCGATCTTTGAGCCAGAACTCGACGTAGGCATCGGTGCGTGGGGTATCGCTCATGGCTGTTCCGTAAGTGACTTGATGTATCGGTTTCTCTCAGCCGGTTTGGCGTCGATCATGTACTGCAAAGCACCGCAAGCGTTCAGGCTGGTCGTGTGTTCCCAGTCGTCCTTCTTGTCGTACAACTCATGCCATCGCTCGTTGGGTACGACGACAATCTGGCCGGTTCGCTTGTGACGGAACACGAATGCGGCTGGTCCGATTGGGATGTTCATCGTCCCTCCAACCATTTCACCAGATCACCAAGCTCGTCGATCTGTAGTTCCAGCCTCTTTATCTTCTCGTTCGCACCAGCCAGTTGCCGCTCCAGTTGTCTTGCGAAACCGATCTTCACGAACTGATTGAATCCCGCCGTGATGTATGGCTGACGGTCTGTGCGCGGTGTTTTGCTGACGACCTTTTTGTTGGCGTTAACAAGATGGCTCACGGCCTCACCTCCTTCCCAATCTTAGCGTCGTCCCATCCTTGCAACAGGTTGTCCATTCGGATGGTCCTCATGCTCGGAGATGGAGGGTTGATAAATGTGTACATTGCGTTGCCAGCTATTTCGAGTTCTCGGATGCGCTGATCGTAGAACTTCCTCTCCCCTTCGAGCTTGTCCCACAAAGCGCGGAGACGGTTTTCGAGTTCGGTGACGTGCTGCTTAAGATCTTCGTTCTCCTTCGCCATGTCTCCGATTGATTTGCACAAGCGTTCGTGCGCTTCGTATTGAGGGTTCATCTCTTGTTCTCCTTTGCTCGCTGCCATGCGTTGGCAAGCAAACGATAGTTTGAGTCGGAAACAGTACCGTCCTTCAGCCACTCAAGTAGCTCGTTACCAGAACTCTTGAGTAGCTTGATGTGGTCGTTGAGCAATCCAATCTCGTTACGCAGACACTTCTCAGGCCGCTGAAACTCGTCCATATCAGTGCGTCTCCAGCACTCATAGGTCGTCTCTGTTCGCTTTGGTGAATGGCAGTATGGACAGTTCACGGCTTGGCCTCCTTGGCTTTGCGCCAGTTTACGGTTTCCAAAAGGTCGTAGGTCTGGGTATTGGCTAGCGCATCCCCCGCCTCCTCCAGCCGCTTGATGCGGTCACGCGCCTCTTGAAGCTCCCACGCAAGACCTCCAATCACATTGTCTCCAGTGACATCTCGCCACTCCTCGCCATAGCGAAGGACGCGGGTTGTGCCAGTTGGTGCTTGAATGACAGTATACTTGCCATCACAAATGGATATATTTACTCCGCTCACGGCTTGACCTCCTTCCATTTGAATTGAGTTTTGCCAGCGCAATCGACCGCCAATTCAGCATGGCCCTTCTTCACGGCTTCTTCTTTCATTCCAGATTCACCCAAGTAAGCTCCAAAAAGAATGCCCAAGAAGAAAAGTGTTGATTCGACTATTCGATACAAGTGCTGTTTCAAAAAACTGCTCATGGTTTGTCCTTCTTCGCTTTATCCCACTCTCTAACTTTTTCGTGATAATCGGTACTGTTTCTATGGCTCAATAAGCAGTCGCCAGCTTGAACCAACCGCTTGATGCGCTCATTGGCCGCGTTGAGTTCGCGTTCTAGTTTCAGGCCTTCAGTTAATAGATATGATTCAGTGCAATCTTCCTGTGCCTTACGAAGCGCAAGGTCCATCCTCGGGGTATCACTCACGGCTTGGCCTCCTTGGCTTTGCGCCAGTTTACGGTTTCCAAAAGGTCGTAGGTCTGGGTATTGGCTAGCGCATCCCCCGCTTCCTCCAGCCGCTTGATGCGGTCCTCTAGTTTTTTGATGCGGTCTTTGAGTTGAGTTATCAACGCGGCAGTCTCGGCGGAATACGACTGCGGCTGAGGTGGTTTATACTTCACAGCTTTGCCTCCTTGGCTTTGCGCCACAGATTTGCTACTTTGTCGCAGATACTGCCATCTGGTAGGAGTCGTTCCATCGCATCACCCGCCTTCTCCAAGCGACTGATCCGATCAACCAGATTGAGTGTGTGAATATCAAGTTTCCTGTACATCTCACACGCTCGGTTGAGTTCGCGTTCCAGCTTTATGCCTTCGGCAAGAATCGCAGCATCAACGATTCCGCGAGCGTGTCCTGCTGCGGAGTCCATCCTCGGTGTATCGCTCATTTCGCCTCCTTCCATTTGAACGTAGTTTTCCCATCTACAGACACAACCCATGCGGCATGATTATATTCTACGGCTTCTTTTTTAATGCTGTTCTTGCCAAGATGTACACCGCACAGAAAACCTATAAGAATAAAAAACCCAATGAAAAATCCGTAGACTACTGATTCATAAAACTCTTTCACGGCTTTGCCTCCTTAATAATTAAAAGAATTCCCATATAAATTATCCAAACGGCTCCGATCGGTATCAGCCAAAACAGCCGGAAGATCTGTCCAAAGTCATACTGCCCGCTGGAACGGTATGGCCTGAACATGATGCACAGCAGGATTACGGTGATGAGTGCTGGCACGATCCACGATTTGATTGTGATGCTCACAGCTTGGCCTCCTTCTTTCTACACTTGTGCAAGAACGGGAACATGAATCGCCCGATCCAACCGATCAGTTCTCCGCACTTCTGGCAGCAGTAGCTTGGATACTTCATGGCAACGGCCCTCCATTCTCCCACAGCAGCAGATCCGCTCGCATGGCGTCGTTCTCCTGCTCTAGTTGGGCGATGCGCATATGCTGCTCCGCTAGTCGCTCCCCTGCTTCCGCGACTGCCGCATTAGCGGCTCCGTCCTCGGATTGGATTTCTGTTGCCAATATGTGCATGGCTGCGATTAGTGTTTCAGTTGAGGTTCTCACGGCTTCACCTCCTTGGCTTTGTTCCATTGCTTGAGAGCATCAGACTGAGATTCAGTGAAATCAGATGTGTACTCTGGGCAGAAATTCCAAAGCAGATTGTTTCCCGCCTCCTCCAGCCGCTTGATGCGCTGTTGAGCAGCGTTGAGTTCGCGTTCTAACATACAAGCAAAGTCGGCATCGACAGTCACAACACCATCCAATGGTCCATGCGGTCTGTTGACCTCTGCTTCCGTCCTCGGTGTATCGCTCATTTGTCCCCCCTCGCTTTGAGCATCGCGTCGGCATGGCAATATCTCGCCCACTGACGACTTGGTGAGAATCCATGTCGTTGTTGAAACTCAGCGGCTTCCCCTCTGGTTGCAGGAATGAACTCCTGAATGTCTTTTTCAGTGGCAGCCGCTGCGAAGTAGTCGCGCAGGGTCATGCCTTCAGGATTCTTCTTTCCGTACTGACTGACGTAATCCATTCCCGGAAATGCGGGTTCGCTTCCTCGCTTCAACTGCGAGCATGATTGCACATCGTTTTCCGCAGCATTTTTGCCTTCCCC